CTTCCGTTTGTCCCAACATTTGTGCGGATTTCTTGTCTGGTAAATACCAACCTAAGATATTTCCCTGAGCATCTTTGCCTTGAATTAACACCTGCTTAACACCCAAACCGCCTAATTCTTGTTCATAAACCTCACCAGGTAAGAATTTTCCTGTTCCTTGTTTAGCGGACTTTAACGCTGTTGCTTCATCAATTAAGCCCCCTACTCCTTTAGGTTGGGTGTAATCTATTGTTTTGGATACATTAATGGGAAACTCTTTTATGTTTGCATCAAATAGTGCTTCTGCTCTATTTCTACCATCTAAAACATCATAAGTAATTTTTCCATCTAATCCCTCAATTTCTCTTACAATTATTGGTTCAAGTTTTCCTTCTTTGTATTGGCTTACCACACTTTTTTTGAAGGATTCCCATTCTTTTCCTTGTTTTCTGTTAATATCTTCCAATTCCCAGTTAATTTTACTTACAGGAACATATTTAATCCCTACTCCTTTAGGTTGGGTGGGGAGTAATTCTGTCACTTTTTTAGCTTCAGGAACTTCTGGTTTTGGTTTTCTTTCTAGTAGTTTTTCTTTCTCTTTAGCAGTAAATATATCTGGTTGTTTTCTGTCTGGTTGTTCTTTTTTTGTAGTTATTTCTGATTCAATTCCGGAAAGTAAACTCTTTGGTTTCTCAGGAACAGCGGGAGCTTTTACTTCTACGCCCACTTTACCTAATTTACTCTGTATAAAATCATAGGCGGCAGCATACTTTTTATCTATCACTCCGGCATTAGAAAGGATGTCATATGCAGTTTGCAGTTCTTTTCTTTTAATTAAGTTTTCGGGTTTTGGATTGGATGTAAAAGTGTCCGGAAGTTCTTTTATTTTTCTTCTGAAAGCTTCGCTTATTTCCCTTAAGGTAGCGTTAGGCTTTACATCAAGGACTTTACTTACTTTACTGATTTCCTCAGCTTTTAAATTAAGGGATCCAAGCTTTTTTCTGGCAAAAGGCTCAACAAACATGGTAGCCAAAAATACAATATCTATCGCTTCGGCCAATTTAACATTATCCGTAAACACTTCTCCGAACCCCGGCTGGTTATTTATACCCTTTAACGGAGTTTCAAGTAACTCTCCTGCACTTATTTTTCCCTGTAAATACTGCCTTACGCCCTTCCATGAGTTAAGTCCGGTTCCTATCAGTGGAGCAGCCAGATTTGCTCTCCAAGCTACATTGAGTATGCCTACTCCGTTTTTCAATAATGTACTTGCATATTCCTTCGGTTTAATCGGTTTTCCTATTGCTGCCCTATAAACCATATAAGCAGGGGTTAGTTTGCCAATACCTTCAATTTCACCAACCGCCTTAGCTGTATCTTCTACATACTGGATTGCTGGCGCAAAATCACTGACAAACTTTTTGGGTAATTGAGGTATCCCTTCTTTCAGCCTTTGAACTCCTCCCTTAAAGCCTCCTGGAACTTCAGTAAGGGGATTGTATGTTACATAAGGCTTTACTTTTTCAAACAAGGGCTGAATTTTAATACCGCTTAGTTTACTTGCTACAGTATCAGATATTTGCTTGAAAAGACTTCCGGCTTTCTCTTTAAAGCCTGATTTTTTTTCAGCTTGGGGTTGTTCCGTAAATAATAACTTGTTACGTCTTTCCTGAAAACTATTCCCTCCTGAAGTTGATTGTACAAAAGGCGTGGGCGTAAGGTTTTCTCCTCCACCTATTAGCTGGTTACGTCTTTCCTGAAAAGAGGGTTGCATAATCTATCTTAAATATATGGCGCATATTCCGGATAAGCTTGTACGGCTTCTTCTCTTGTATAAAGTTTGTTTTTTATATCATCCTTAATTTGATTGACATTAGCTTTATCCCCGGAAGTTAAAGATTCAACCCCTCCTGCTTTGCTTACTCCGAAGATCTTATTCAGTTGTTCCGAAGATTCACTGGCAGGTCCCCAATCATCATTTTGATGGAAAGTATTATAAACCGAAAGGACCTCATCTTTTGAAAAGACTCCGACATACTTTTTAGCAAGTTCTGTCAAATTCATCCAATTGGAGACATCTGTCTTTAGTTTTTGCAGGTTTTTACTTCCTAACTCTCCTCCGCCCCCGGATCCGCCTCCAACTTTCCCTAGTGAAGTTGTATTTATAATATTTCCTGTATTTACATCAACAATGGATAATGTTACGTTTCCATTATCGTCTGTATTATCAAATACTTGGGGTTTGATAGCCTCCTGTTTTTGCTTGTCTGCAATTCCTTGAATCAAAGAAGTGGGAATCCCTGTTGCAACCGCATAACTGGCAATATCTTCTCCTGTTGCATTAGTCAATCCTCCGGCAGAAAGAAGCGAATTAAAAACACTCAGTTGGTTTTTATAAGCTTCATTGCTTATATCATATTGCTTCATAGCCAAATTGACCTTAATTTCAGCATCAGCTAACTTCATGGCTCTTTCATTTTGAAGCGTTGTAGCATCATCATTATACTTTTCGTTTATCTTTGCTATTTTACCCACCCTTGTTGCTTCAGAATAAAAAGGATTGTCATTGACGATTGCTACCGCTTCATCTCTTGCTTTTTGTTTCGCCGTTATTTCCTCATTTAACTTCTGGATCTCAGGGCTTTTGTAACTGCTTTCATAAATTGCATTTAAGTCTATTGTTGGTTGTGTCAATCCGAATCCTGCTCTAGCACCCATCCCGGTTCCAACTCCGTATTCTGCTGCCAATTCAGCCGCCCTCGGTCCGTTTGCCGCATTTCTGGCATCTGTGGGGTTATAACCTTTAGATATTAATGCCTGTTCCAAAGCACTTGACCCTCCACCTCCACCCGGAGACACAGGCTGAGCAGTTGCCTGTGTCTGTATGGGGGAAGGAACTAAAGATGGTTGTGTAGCTTGCAAAACTCCTGTTTTACCAACAGCATAAGCAGCATTTCCCTTGCCTTGACCGCCTGTTGCATTATAATCGGCAATCAATTCCGGATCTTGCCAGCCAGTATAGCCTGGATAAGCTTGTCTTATTTGTTGTGCAGTAGCCATTTATATTGAGAATTTACCTATTTCTCCTACTTGTTTTCCATAATAATTAGGAATATCAAATTGCGGATGGTCTTTACGTTGATCTCTTTGTTGTCTCTGGAGGACTTTTCTGAAGATTCTGCTTAAAATATTGGTAGCTTCTGATTCTTCTGCCTGTGAAAGTTTTTTATCAATTTTTGCAATAGCCACACTTAATGCCTTTTTAACAATAGCTTCGTTTCCAGAATCGTCATGGTCCGAAAAGATTGTCTTATCTCCACTTGCAGATAGTTGAGTAGCCTGTATAGAACCCCAAATATCAAAATTGTCAGTTCCTGTCCCAGGAGTAGGGAAAATAAATATCTGCCTGCCAAAATCCGCAAAAATTCGGGTATTAGTATCTGTGGAATTATTTAATTTATAATCAAGCCAGTCCTCAAAAGCTTTTCTGTCATATTCTTTATCATCTATGATAATCCGGCTTATAGAATCTGTCCTAAAGTCCGTTGGATAGTCATAGTAGTAGTCTCCGTTTGTAGAAGTATACTTGTCTCTTTCAAGCTGGGGCCAAAGATAAAGCGAAGTAGCCCATAAATGAGCATCTTTAATCAAAGTTTGAATACGCGCAGTCGGGAAAAGAGTACTGTTGGTACTTGCCATTAAGCGAGCAAGTAATTCTGTCTGCATTTCGGAGTATGTTTGCATATTCTTATTCTAATTACTTTATTATGATTTGTCTAACAATTATTTACCTAAAATAATGTAAGTTAATGATGTATCAACAACTTCAGCAGTTAAATTATCTAACAGGTGTCTGCAAAATTGCAATTTAGCGGTGTGATCTCCTTTTATAACAGTAACAAGCGTTGATGCAGACCAAAACGGCCTGCATCTGGTAAAACCAGCATCACTTGTGTCATGCCAATATAAAACAGAGTTAAAGCCATAAGTAGAATTAGGATAGAGAACACCATTTATATTTAGTCCGATAAACACCCTGATAATCCCTTCATTGGCCCAATCAGAAGCCCCTGCGGAGGCAGAACATAAAAACAAAACTCTTGTATCTCTGTCTGTTGAGAAAGTTAAAGTAGTGCTAGTCAAATCAACAAAAGCTGTTGATGTTGTCATTCTTGAGTTACCATAACTTTCAACACTGTCTATTGTAAAGTTATTAACTGATACCAAACCCTTACTGTCAATCACGCTTCCCTTAACACCAGTCGTATTTATTCTTTCGTTGATAACTTCAGTTGCAACTATATTAGTAAAAATCGGTTTATCCTCAACTTCAATCGGGAAGTAAACCTTATCTTTTTCTTCTGTTTTGTTTGATTCCGGTTTATAAGTTTCTATTAAATTATCTTCCATGTTATTCAAAAAATACTTCTATAGGCGGATAAACTTCCGGGGATGTACTTCCTGTTGGTGTTAAAGTTATCTGAAATTCAAAAATCTTTCCTTCGGCCCCGACAAAAAATACCGCTTCTGTTTCGCCTACTGCATTAAAGGTTGTTCCTCCTCCTTCAAGTCTTGCAGAAGTCCATGAACTTGCTTTGTTTATTTTATACTTAAGGGAAATACTTGTTCCGGAAGCAATCGGCTTTGTAGATAACCTTACAGAGTGCCAATTTATAGTCTTATTCGGATATCCGGGAGGAGCTTTTAATTCCAGTGATTCATAAACAGCCGCTTTTTTAGTTTGGGCATAATCTATTACTTGAAGTTTATAATTATATCCAATCCCTGTAGGCTGCCTGTAAGAAACAAAGATACCGCTTGTCCACTTTCTGACGGAGTAAATATAGTCACAATCCAATGGATAATCCAAATTAAGAACATAAGGTGAGTTTTTATTTTTCCGGCCAAAAGTATAAATTCCATTTGAACTGCGGTCCTGAGCATAAGTATCAGTATCAAACATTCCGAAAAGAGCTAAACTTCCATCTACATCAGTGTTTTCCATACTACCAAAAAGTCCTCCTGTTGCATCTACAGGAAAGGAAGTAATAGGAACAGTACTTACAAAATCTGATGAGTAAATCTGGGAATTAGTATTAGGAGCTAAAGAATATTCACCTAAAAGTAATTTTAAATCCGTATCTACCAAAGATTTTATATTATCAATTGGAATAGTGGTTTTTTTATTCCACGATAGAGAAACTGTGTCCCACAAAAATAATTCCGAATTGCTTAAATCATTAGCGTAGGATGCTCCTATTAGAGCATAACCTTCTCTATCAAGAAGTGAATTTGAAATTAAATTTTTACCCAAATCAAGGGCATTAGTAGTATATGAGCTGTCATACGCAATCATACCTATATATCTGCCGTTACAAAAAAGCAAATTACCGTTAATCCATCTCATTGTATGGTTTGAACTATCAGTTATGTTTTTTGGGTAACCACCTGTTGCATCCACATCACTCCAATTTGCAAGTCCGGGAATCTCTTTGCGGTGAATCGTATTAACTGCAACCCAGTAAATGTAGCTTTTTCCGTCACTTTCATGCCCTATTCCCACCCCTGTTAATCCAAGCATATTAGAAGCATGGGTATATACCAAAGTAGCTTGCCAATCATCTGCAATCTGATATATTTTAGAAGATCCGAAAGCATACATATTAAAATCAGGAGCAGGAAGAAGGTGTGAAATATATTCGGTAATAGGAGTATCAAGGTCAACAAAAGCCTGTTGGCAGGATAATGAATCAGTTTTTTTTCTTATATCAAGCGCGGATCCGAATTTAAAAGATCCGGTAATACCTTTTTCATCAAAATCTGAAATACCACCCCTGAAAGATTTTATAATGTAGCTGCTCATATATTTATTTTACACTAATACCTTGTATTCCAACCTGTACCTCTTGTTGAATACCTTGTATTCCAACCTGTACCTCTTGTTGAATACCTGTCAAGCCACACTTCAGGACTTGGGCTTGGTGAAGGACTAATTGAAACTGATGGACTGACCGAAACCGAAGGACTCACAGAAGGGCTTAAACTCTGACTTTTGCTTGGACTCTCACTTGGACTTAAAGACGGACTTTTTGATGGACTTAAAGACGGACTAACTGACCCTGATGGCGAGATAGATGGACTCAGACTAGGGCTTTTACTTGGTGAAAGAGAAATGCTGGGTGAGACAGATGGGCTTAGACTTGGGCTTTTTGATGGACTCAGACTAGGACTAACTGAAATAGATGGACTAACCGAAGGAGATACTGATGGGCTTTTTGAAACTGATGGACTAACACTAGGCGAGGCTGATGGACTTAAAGACGGACTTAAAGAAAGTCCTGTTTCAAATGTATAGTAAGCAACCAAACTCGGATCATTTGTGGGACTGGGAATTTCTGAATCCTTATAAGTACTAATTTCAGTAAGAGTTCTTACA